CAAACAGGACTAGACCGAGTAGCCGTTGCTGCGGATAAAGTTACTACTGAGCTTGCTCGTGACCAAGCGGTTGCTGCCGCTAACGGAATGAAGTATCGCAGCGTACGTGTTGCTACTACTGGCAATATAACGCTGTCGGGTACGCAGACTATTGACACTGTGGCTGTTATCGCCGGAGATCGCGTTTTAGTACGTGCGCAAACCGCGCCTGCTGAGAACGGTTTGTATGTAGTAGCTGCTGGTGCGTGGACTCGTGCTTCTGATGCCGATACTTGGAATGAGCTAGTCTCATCTCTCGTTGTCGTAGAAGAAGGTACATCCTTCGGAGACTACACGTTCTTATGTACGTCTAATCAAGGTGGAACTTTAGGCTCCACTTCTGTTACTTACGTTAACTGGACTGCTTATATTGCCGCTGGTCAAGTTAATACCACTATGCTTGGTGGTGACATCACTGCCGCAGCTAAAACGCTTCTCACAGCCGCCGATGAAACCGCTCAACGTGCCGCAATAGGCGCGGTAAAACAAACATCGGCCAGTGACACCACGGCAGGATCATTGCTGATCGTTGGTGGCTTTGGCTTGGGAGCACAACTTATAGCCACCGAAACCAACCTCAACCTTTATCTAACCCCCGGCAAGTATATAACTCCCGCCGGCGGGCTTTCCAATCTTCCTACTGGTTGGGCGCAGGCACGGCACATAGTTGAGGTTACAGGCGGTTCGTCATACGCCATGCAGCTTATTACATCTGCCGCTGCGGATGGCCTGTTTGCTGTTCGTAAGTATAATGGGACAACTTGGGGAGCATGGGCTACCTTTGGCGCTGCTGGAGAAGTGCTTAATACATTGTCTACTACTAAGCTGGATACATTTAGCACGGCCAGCACTTCGCCTGTAGACATCACCGGACTATCGGTTGCCATAACGCCAAAATCCACATCCAACAAAGTGCTTGTGACGGTGAACATTCAGTACGATCACTCGTCCTCGTCAATGACGAGTCGCTACCAGTTGATGCGCAACAGCACTTTTATCGGCGTGGGTACGCCGGTAGGCTCGCGTTCTTCGCGTACAGCGCAAACTCCGGGCTACTCTCTTAGCACGTACGGCTGCTTCACCACCTCGTTCAGCTTCCTCGATTCGCCTGCGAGTGTGGCCGCTCAAACCTACAAAGTGCAAGCCGATGTTACGGCAGGCACACTTTACGTCAACCGCAACGCTTCCGACACTGACAGTGTCGCAAACGCCCGGCTGGTTTCCACAATCACTGTTCAAGAAATACGGGGTTAATTATGGATTTGGCAACAGCAATAGAGCACTATTGCGGTGAGATTTACGTAGGTTGGTCCTGCGGAGATGCTTATGAAGACCTGCAATGGCCTGACGATGCATCTCTACCAAAACCAACGCTATATCAGTTAGAACAGCTTTACCAGCAAGCAGCAGCCGCCAAGCAAGAAAAGCTAAACGATGCAAGGCGCGCCGAAGCGTACCGCGTTGAGGCCGACCCGCTTTACTTTAAGTGGCAGCGTGGGTCGGCCACGAAAGAGGAGTGGCTCGCAAAGATTGCTGAAATTAAGGAGCGGTTTTGATGTTGGCTTACTACATCATTCGCTACGTTGCACAATGATTGCACTATTTTTCGTTCCTCTTATGGCGTTGCTTTCTCGCACGGCTGGTGGAGGATACCTAGCATCGCGTTTACCCTCATTTTTGCCTGAAATGTTATTTGGCATAACTATAGGTATTGGCGGTATTATGGCCGCTGGCATACTGGATAAGTTTTACTAAAACCAAGAGCAGCGAAGTAGCAGAGCATTTGGCGGGAGCCTTTGCCGGATTACTAGTTGCAGTCGCAATTATTTTAAGTCCGAGACAATAATGAATCACAACTATCATGAGACTATTGCCGCGTGCACTAGTTACTCTACTTGCGGCATCCTCATGACGCTACAAGAGATCAACTGGGCCACTGTTGGCGCAGTCGTACTTCTGTGCGCACGTCTTGCAAAAGATGTGCCGGATGCGTACGACTCTGTTATGAAGCGGCTTGCAGATCGAAAAGAACGAAAGAAACAAAATGACCAAGGCAACCGATAAAGTACTTGGTGAACTACACGGCAAGCTAGCAAAGTCTATGCTTGCTGCGTTGGCTGCTAGTGAGACTGCTGCCAGTCTATTGGAGGAGTATGGCGAAGAACTGCCGGGTGCAGTTCAAGCCTTCCTCGTAAAGACTGCGGATTCAAATCCGGCACTGCTCACGGCTGTCGCCAAGTTTCTTAAAGACAATTCCATTACCTGCGCTATCGAAGATAACGACGAGATGTCGGAACTGGAGCAAAGACTCCAGAACAAGAAAAAGCGCGTTGGTAATGTAATACCAATAGACGGATAATGTCTATTACAGTACAGCCTGTTTATAGGGTTTGACCCGCGACAGTTGCGTATGCACTGGGCAGGCTGTACGCTAATACACATTACAAGAGGACGCACAATGAGCGAAGAATTAGTCCTTGCTGAAAAACGGTGGGCAGACCTTGCCCTGTTGCAAGCGCACTACAAACACTTTGCTGACTTCTACAATGATGTGAGCAATGATGTACTGGGCTTCGAGACTACCGACATTCAACAGGACATTGCCGACTTCCTAGAACACGGGCCGCTGTATCGAATGATTCAAGCGCAACGTGGTCAGGCTAAGACTACTATTACTGCGTGCTACGCTGTGTGGAGACTCATCCACGAGCCAAAGACTCGCATCCTTATTATATCTGCTGGTGACAATGTTGCTACGCAGATCGCATACTGGATCATTCAGATCATCATGAACATGCCGGAGCTTACATGCTTGCGGCCTGACTCTAGCGCCGGGGATCGCTCCTCGGTAAAGTCTTTTGACGTGCACCACACGCTCAAGGGCTTTGATAAGTCTCCCTCGGTAGCGTGCCTTGGTATTACTGCCAACATGCAAGGCTACCGTGCAGACGTTATCATTGCGGATGACATTGAATCCAAGAAGAACTCGCAGACTGCTACGCAGCGCGAGAAACTAAACGACCTTACAAAAGACTTTACGTCGATTTGTTCTAACGGTGACATCATTTACTTGGGTACGCCACAGAACAATGACAGCGTGTATAACAGCCTCCCGTCTCGCGGATTTAAGATTTGCATCTGGCCCGGACGGTATCCTACTGAGGAAGAGCTTCCCAACTACCGAGAGTACCTTGCTCCTCTCATCCTTAAGCGCATCATGGAAGACCCTAGCCTGCAAACAGGTGGCGGACCTTCTGCTGATCGCGGTAAGGCAGTAGACCCTGTACTCTTGAGCGAAGAGAAGCTTACCGCCAAAGAGATTGACCAAGGCAAGGCATACTTCCAACTTCAGCACATGCTTGATACAAAGCTGATGGACGCGGATCGCTACCCGCTTAAATCGAAAGACCTCATATTTATGCACACTGCCCCTGAGCGCACGAGCTTGCATATTAACTGGGGTCGCTACGGTGATCGTAGAATCTATCCTCCGCAGGGCTTCCCCTTGCAAGAAGAGTTTTACCAAGGCCAGCCAGATGGCGACGAGTACGGTTACTACACAGGAACTGTCATGTACGTCGATCCGGCAGGTGGCGGTAAGAACGGGGATGAGATCGCGTGGGCTATTACACGTTTCCTTGCAGGTCGGATTTACAGTCCGTCTGTTGGTGGCGTACCCGGTGGTTACACTGAGGACAGGCTCCGCGCTCTTACGGACGTAGCAGTGAAGTTTAAGCCCTCGGTCATTCAGATCGAGAAGAACTACGGTAATGGTGCATTCTTACAGATATGGCAACCGTTCCTAAATAAAGCAATGGCTGAAATTGGACATAAGTGTGGGATCGAAGAAGTCTGGGAGACCGGGCAGAAAGAGCTTCGCATCATCGACATACTTGAGCCTATCATATCGAGCCATCGCTTAGTAATTGATCCGAGTCTTTTAGAGATCGACTGGGCATCCGTCCAGAAGTATCCCGCAGAGAAACGGGCAACGTACAGTTTATTCTTCCAGCTTGCTCGCCTAACCCGCGACAAGGGAAGCTTGATTCACGACGATAGAATCGACGCACTCGCGGGTGCATGCCGATACTGGGTCGAAGCACTCTCGCTTGATGCGGAGAAAGTAGCTGCGCGTATAAAGAATGAAAACTACGCTCGCTTGATGAACGATCCTCTTGGCTCCGGCAGACCGCTGGGCAAAGGGTTCCGTGATCCAAACGGGCTATCAAAGTTCCGAAGGAGAACCTAATGGGTAAGAAAAATAAAGGTCAGCCTGCTGACGTTGTTGAACAAGAAGAGGTCTCGCTGGAGGCAGCTTTGGGTCTTGAAGACGAAGCAGTTGTTGAAGAAGTACAAGAAGAACACGAAGAAGTTCAAGGCGAGTTGCCGCTCGAAGAGGGTGACTACGCAGAGCCGGAAGTGCAAGAAACAGAGATAGCCGAAGAGGCTGTATCGGATGTGACTTCCCCGGTTGTAGAACCTAAAGAAGCATCGGCTGGCGAGATCGTAAAAGACGAGCTTGGTAAGCCGCTGTTCAAACGCATGTCGCCTACGTACGAAGACAAAGGCAGTGCTCGCAAAGAGCGCCAGAAGCCTTCGTACAAAGCACGTGATAAGCAATCGGCCAATGACGTGAGTGCAAACGCCGCGCTGCTCACTTTCCCGAATGATCGCTTTGGTATTACCAAGGACATCAAAAAGGCGTTGACGCAAGCTGCTTCTCGCATCGCTGGTGACGCATCTAAGAAAGAACTCGTTGTCGAAGTAGTCGGTATTCTTATGAAACACATCGAGCTTAAGTACAAGGCAGACAAAGCTTACCGTGCTGCTCTAGCTGCTCGTGACGAGCAAGCCTAATGAAGAACGGCCTTCGGTACGCGGCATTCGCGTGCAGCGTAGCCATTGGTCTTATTGCGGGGTGGGAAGGTAAGTCTAACA